ATATGTAGGACATGCAAAGCAAAATCTGGTATAAAAAAATATTATTACAATTATTGTAGTTTCGATTGTGTTCATAACGATCCAAGTACTTGGACTGATTATGGCGAGTCATCTGAAGAAGACGAAAAAGATGATAAATGGTAGAGAATATATGAATCATAATGGATTATCGGAATTGGTACATGACGCAGGTAAACTGAGGTAAGTATATTCTCTCATACTTTTCATTTTTTGTCGATACTTCATTTGGGTTATATCAAATTTATTACTCATAAACCCCTTCAGATAATCGTCGTATATATAATTTATTATATCCACATCTTCATCAAGCGTGATTTTCATTTGATATTGAAATAGTGAATCAAATATTGGACTCGTCAAAAAATTGCGATAAAGATCATAATGTAATATTGATTCGTTTTTACCTATTGGATAACAATGCGTTATTATAGTTTTTACGATATCATTGGCTTTTACGCGCGTCACCGTAGCATCTGGTAAATGAAATTCATTTTCCACTTCGACAAATTGGGCACCACCTATAAGTCGTGACATACTTGTTGCGCCGGATGTATAATGAAACGTAGTCTTACCTGATAAAGGACTTATATCTTCATAATCGATCTTGAACGGCACAGGCGATAATGAATTACCGAATGCGTGTACATAACTAATATGCATCATATCCAGGACATTTTCCGTAATAAGATTATTTGGACGATGGATATGACGTGTTCCTGTTACACGGACAAAGGTCGGATCATTGGCTTCAGGTGGTATATATATTGTATGATTGTATTTCGTTCCTTTTTTAGAATTTAAATCGAAAGATGGTCTTAAATAAATATCATCATTTATTTCTTTTATTTCGAATCGAGGTACACCGAATGTTTGTGATTTGGTGGTAGGTATACCCGGTATTTGTTCAACCAAACCGTCTTTATATGTCCAACCATGATACGGACATTGTACACAATTATTTACTATTTTTCCATGTGAAAGTGACGCTCCGCGATGAATACATATATCACTTATCGCTTTTACTTGAGGTGGCGTAGTTGATATATCTTTATATATAGCAATTGGATACTCATTAAATATAAATCGTTTAGGTTTTATTGCGCCGATTTCACGTTTATTTGCGATTTTCCAAAAAAGCGGTATATTATATTTGTATCTCTTTGATGAAGGTTTGGTTGTTATCTTTTTACTAATGTTGCGTTGCGATTTGATAAAAAGTATTATTATAATGATTATGTTAAGGTTCATTTTATTATAATATAAAGATTATTCTATATTAAATTCATATTACCTTTTCAATGTATTCCTGGGTTTTTGGGACTTTTGTATTCACAAATTCGATACTTATAGGTGTTTGTTTCATTCATAAATTGGCCAATTATGGTAATCGTGATATTGATATGAATTTATATGCTAAAAATGATGTTCCGCCTATGTGGAAACTAGTAAGTTCTCCATTGAAAGAACGTGCTCGACAATGGTTTATTAATAGAGCCATATTGAAGGGAATAGACTGGGAACGTCTTACTAACTATTATAAACTTCCTGGTTCCATGCGTGAACTGGTTGAATTCAAAGAAAAACTTGAAAATACTTCAGTGTTATATCCTGATTATTTTCTACAGCCATTTCATGGCTACGATGAGGGAAATATGAATTGGTTGGCCGCACAAGAAAATGAAGCTGCGTCCTTGTCTATGAGTGCGAATTATTGGCAAGATGTATGTGCGATGGACTCTGAAAAGTGGGTGCGAAATAATGTTTCGTCCAATGTTCGATCATATATTCGCGATTATGGATTTTGTGAACGAGTTGATGACTTTGCGGTGAAATCTGTTAAAAAAATATTGGATGTTGGTTGTTCTGGTGGTATTTCTACTGAATATATGCGTCGTGGGTTTCCGAATGCTACTGCGGTATATGGTTTGGATCTGAGTCCGTATTTTGTTGCGGTTAGTGCGTTCCGTGCGGCCAATTCCGATGGCGAATTTGATCATTTGAAATATTTTCATGCTAATGCTGAGAAAACAATGTTTCCTGACGGTGAATTTGATTTGATTATTTGTAATTTTCTTTTTCATGAAGTACCACGAGATGCTACACATGTAATTTTGAATGAACTTAAACGAATTCTTGTTCCTGGTGGTGTATTGGCAATTGTTGATTTGGATCCGGATGTATTAAAAAGTGATAGATTATTGAATCAGTTTCGAAAATGGGCATTTGAAGTCACGGAACCACATATTTATGGATATTATAATTCGGATATGAGTGAAAACCTATATACTCATGGTTTTCAAAATGTTGTTAAAAAAACAAATGATCCGATTAATGCTATTTGGCTTTGTCAAAAACCTGTTTTTGTTTATAGCGAAATCCTTGGGCACTAAACAACCTTTAAGAAAGGTTGTACCAAATAGGGGGTTAAAACCCCTGTGGGGGGTGACGGGGAAGTGTCCACCGTATTAAAAAATATATTTAAAAAATAAAAATATATAATAATATGGATAAATTACCTATCGATATTATTAGAGAAGAAATTCTACCATATACATATCAACCTCAACCAAAAGAATTATGTAATGATATTCGTTCATTTTATAATATTCGGGATTATTTGTATAAACTTTATTATGATAGATGGTTACATACTTTTCAATTTGAAGAAAATGCTGATCTTAATTGGTTAGATAATGACATATGTAGATTTTTTAATGATGATAAAGCAACAATGTTTGGATATACTGATAACTGTTTAAAGAAATACAAAAGAAATTTTAATTTAAAAGATAAAACTGCAAAAGAAATTAGAGACTATATAAATAAAATAATTTCATGTAAAAACGTTAAATATAGTATAAATGTTCAAGTCGGTATTTTAAAATGCGAAGAAAGATTGAAATTAGTTGACTTTGCTCATTCATTAGAATTTGAATTAATTGACTAACAACGTATATCGTTTACTGAACAAATGGTCCTGATATATGATTTTCATTTTTCCAGGTCTTATTAGAAAAATCTTTTTCCGATCCAATCTTATCCATTTCCATTGAAAAAACTGGCATTTTCACTGGATTTTCACAAACTGAGTATACATCTGAAATGTTTCCATACGATGTGATAATTTCACTTTTATCATCAGCATTCGACTCATTGTAATAGAGCATTTTTTTTTGCCATCCATTCCAATCATAATTTGCCTTATTCTTCCAACTCACTTTAATATGGAATTTTTCATCTGTTGGTTCCATTACATATGTATTATAATTGAAAAAACGACTACATAATGTTTCCGGATTTGTATTCGGACAATTAATGTGAATATATTCAGGAGCATCCACAAAAGTATTGTAATAAATCTCGACGTTTTTAGAATCCCATTTATCACCACGTTTGAAAATATGCGTCTCTATATCACATTCAGTTGATTTCAAAAATAAATTATGCGACACTAGAACACCTCCTGATGTGGAAAAACGCACTCCATATTTGTTATCTTTAAAAATATTTTTCACTACCTTTGATGTCATATTCACACCTATTTCGAATTCACATCCACTTCCCTCATTATTAATAAAATAATTGTTTTCTATTATACAATTCTTTCCGGCACCTTGATCCGACCATAAACCATGACAAAAGTTATTGCGAATGATATTATTTCGGACAATCGAATTGTTTGGACGATGGGTTTTTAAACCACCACTTTCCCAACGCTGTTTACCTTGGAAATGTAAATTATTATTATATTCTACTGTATTATTGGAAAAAATGAATTTATTTGCCATGAAAGCCGCTGTACCCGCCGCACCATTATTCGATATTATATTATTTGAAATCATGTGACCATATGTTCCCATCGCATCACCATTATCACCTATTTCTAAATCCTGACTTTTCTTTCCTTCATTACCCCAATCTATACCTATACCATTCGCATAACGTATTATATTATTTGTAATTTTCCAGAATTTTCCACAACGTGTACCAACTGAACCCGATTGGGCTTGATCCGCGACGACCCAAAAACGATTTGGGTATTGATTTCCACATCTCTCAAAAATAAATCCGTCAATATTAATATTACGAAGATTACGTTTATGAGGAGCAAACAAACGACGCTGATTCGTGATTTCTATTACTTGACCTTCTGTTACTCCGTTGATAAAAAGCAATTTGGATTCACTATCATAATACCAAGAATTGGCTGTTGTCTCCATCTCGGTTTTATAAGGACATTGTTTATACATGACGTCATCCACAAAAACTTGACCTAGACAATAATGCATATTTGGATCACTGTTTTTCACTGATTTTATTTTTGTTTCAGGAAATCCTTCACGACCATAAGGTGTCACACAAAGTTTTATTTCAAATGGATTACCACCATTTTTATGAGATTTATCTGGGAAAAATAAATCATCAATATTACCTTGAGCTATTCCGTTTTCGATCGACGTAGGTGTCCAAACAGTAGAACCGCGGACAATTGCCTCGTGCTTTACAACGGATTTATATATAAGTGGTTTGTCGCGTAATCCTCCTTGTAAAGGTGTTACACGTTCTCTATAAATACCGGGTTGAACATTTATGATGTCACCTGGACCAGCAATTTGGGAAGCAGCATGGATTGTTTTAAAAGGTGATTCCAAATCTCCCTTATTTGAATCATCTCCTGTGGAATTACAAACAAAATAATTCATTATATAATAATATTTGATTATTTTTTTTTGGAACTTATCTAAACAATCAACCTTTACAACCTTTAAGAAAGGTTGAACCAAAACAACCTTTAAGAAAGGTTGTACCAAATAGGGGGTTAAAACCCCTGTGGGGGGCTTACGGTGGTAAAAAAACCCGTGTTTTGAAAAAAATTGATTTGTTTTTTCAGTTTATATCGATATGTATAAAACCCAATTGCTTATATAAGTACTTGAACCAATACTCGCTATCTACTATGTCCTACTCAAGATCCAAGAACACCAAGTCTCAGGGAACCAAGACTCCCTTTTGCAAGATTTGTTGTGACCTTGGAAAGCCAAAGTCGGTGTATACCAGCCACTACGTGAGAAAGACTCCTCATCCTGAGAGTATGATCACTTGCCCTGTGCTTTTGGCCAATGTATGTCGTCATTGTAACATGACTGGACATTTCACTGGTTCTTGCCCTAAGGCAAAGCGTGAAGAACGTCAACGCAGAGAAGAACGTATTGCTGAAGAACGTCAACGCAGAAAGCAGGAGGAGCGCGTCAAGAATGATTCTGAATCATCCCGACGTGCCTCCAAGAATGCTTTTGCTGCGATTTACGAGGACAGTGACAATGAAGATGAAGTTGTTCAATGCGTTGTTGTCGAATCGAGACCCATTGTGAAGAGAAAGAGGATTCTCAACTGGGCGGATGCTGATTCAGATTCCGAATCAGAAGAAGAATAAGTAGTTAGTTGTAGTTAGTTGTAGTTAGTTTAATTATTTTTTAGTTATATTATATATATTATGAATACAACATTAGATACTGTCAAAAATTTATTATTAAGTAAATCTGATAATAATATTTATTCCTGGTATATCAATAATGGCACATTAGATGAAGTTATTTTAGATAAAATCGATTTTATTAGTGAATGTATACATGACGGGTTGGGTGACAGAGTGCTTTCACCAGATTTTAAAAAGGACATGGAAAAACTTGAAAAACAATTAAACGGTGGTAATAGGTATGGCGTAAAAAATCATATTTACAGTGAAAATTTTATTTTGATAAATGGCATAAACGAAATGATCGAAGCGAATAAAAGAAGTGAATTGGGATTTCAATACGTAACCGCCAATCAAAATTTACGTAAAGTAATTGGGACACAATTAAGAAAAGGACAACAAATGAATTTTGTATCCGAAGATTCAAATAGATATTTCGCTGAAGATCAAGGTGCTAGTGAATCAATGTTAAGTACTCAAACAGAAAATGGTTATTTACATAATGTTGCTACGCTATTTGACGCCGGAAGAGTAGTTAGTGAACAAAATAATGTTTTTTTTCCATCTGATAGTACACTATTTCAAAACTCCGGAATTGTTGTAGCTTTGAAAACTAAGGGAAAAAGTGACAAACATGCTACTGTACATATTTTAATTGTTCAAGGGTTTATATTCACCGATTCCAAACAGAAAAATTATAGAACATTTCACGGATACATTCATGAAACTGGTATGAAGGACCCTATATATTTCAATGGTTCGAATGATCAATATTATATACAACCTGGTATACAGAAATTATCGGAAGACTCGTTTTATGGAAAGACTAGTCCCGTAAGAACCGGGTTAAGTAGTTTTACACGTATTATGATAAAATTTACAGGGGATTATGGTCAAAGATTAATCGCGTCTGCTTTTCAAATCATACACGCAGTTGTTAATTATTGCCTTGCGGTTTCAACTGGTGATGGAAATATGGCAGCGTATTGTATCAAAGGTATAAAATGGGAAAATCATGGATTGATACGTATTCCTGTTTATTATCATAAGAGAAGAACTATTGAATTACCTGGACAAAGTGTCAAATGTCGATCACCCGGTTATATCATTCTTATTACATTTATAGATACGAATATTTCGGAAGAAAGTAAGAAAAAACGACAGGATCAAGTTCATTTAGAAAAGAAAAAAATCGATTTACAAACATCTATTAATGAATTACACAAAGAAACAGTAGGTTTAGCTAATTTGGTTACTACTTACCGCGATTTGCGTACCACAATCAGCCATACACGAAGACCTAAAACGGATTTGATTCATATTTTTAATAATATTATAAAAGAATTGAGTGAAAATATGTCGGAAGTGTCGAAAAAACGAAAGATAATTGTATTAAATTTGAAGCTGTCTTCAACTATTAAAGATCAACTTTCAGAAAACGATGAATTATACGAATCACTACTTAAAAGAGTCAATGAAAACATCGAAAGTATTGAGAGGGAAATTTCCAAAAAAACCTGTGATATACATAAATGCGATGAAGATATTTTGAAATTACAAAGGGAAATAGATAAGGATGGGTCTTCGAAAGCTGCCTCGAATTTTTTTCCGAAAGAAAATTGGATGGAAGGTACTTTTCACCCCAGACAATATATTGATAAATTTGGAAATGTTGTCAATGAATCACAATTGTCTACTGATACTGAATTATCCGGGAGCATTTCAATTGATAGTAAAAATTCCGATTATTTTAAGGGCACATCGATGTCGTTTTCGCAGTCGCAATCTTCGAAGACTTCTAAAAAACGCACACCATCCAAAACCATTATTGGAAAAAAAAGACGACGCGGTGGTAATAAAACGAGAAAAAACTATAAAACACATTAATAAACATTCATTGACTTATTTACATGTATTTTTTGAACTTCATCATATTCATAATAAAAAAACGATTTATCAACATACCTACGATAAATCCCACCATGTTTACGACGACTTCGGCTGCCGATCCATGCCATCCATGTATTGTCGAATTTTTTATATTGAAAAATTCGTCCATTGAATGTAAATGCTTTTTTTCATGCGCGAATACATACGAATTACTCGGCGTATTTTGAGGCCAGTCTTTTGGTCTTTCGCTCAAACAACCACCTATGTATTTTTTGACAAACTCTGGATTGCGGTCTAATAAATGCTCCGCATATTCAAATGCTGCGCCGAGGACTGTAAATGTTATAAAGTAATTCGGAAATACTACTCCTAGAATGATAAAAAGAATGAAATGATTTGGTTGAACGCCGAAGATTTCGTATCTATAACATAATGTTGATACAGTTGACGTCGTTGTTATTGATGTTGTATCACATGGACAACCTTTTCCCAAATTATATGCCCATAACGTGAACAATAGACAAAAAAGTATTATTCCATTAGGATGATTGTATAATTTTAATGATTTTATAATTGATTGCATATCTTGTATATATGTATAATATATAATGTCAAGAAGCAACATTTCGAATTTTCAACGTCAAAATAAAATAGATGATTTCGTTTTTTTTAGCGAAAAAATAATAAATGAAATATCGATGCGTCCAGCTGTGAAATTATATTTAGAAAGTAATAAACTGAAATTAGTTCGTTTTGCTCATACTCATAAAAGCGATGGATCATTTTTCGCAGGTTTAGACACTAAATTGACACATAGTTCTAAAGAGATTTCGTTCAAAGATATATTACATCCCGACTCGATTTTATATAAAACTTGTTTGATGAATATTAATAATACATATGTGTTGGATGCTTTAGATGAAGTTAGTAAGAAAATTAATGATATGCCCACACACTATGATATTATGTTTATTGTTACGGATGCTCCGCGCGAAGTTGTCATTGACGGGAAAAAGAAAATGGTGGAAAAGGGCGAAAAAATAGGTATGTTATTAGTCGAATTGGGCGGATGTAGAAATTTTCCGCTTATTCCTATCTTGAAAATCATGTGTAGTCTGAATATTTCGCCCATTTTGATATATATTTACTTGTATATTTTGAAAAAAAAACGTATGAAGAAAGGTTTATTGGAATTGGCCGGTTGTTATCATAATATCGGTGGATTATGCGCCTATGATCGATTCGGTTTTGTTGAAAATTATGCGTTGAAAAGTCCGACTTGTTTCGATGAAGAAAATTCGCGGACGGAATATGCCACTACATTGCCTATGGAAGTGAATATGAATAATATAGGATTCAAAGATTTGGATGAAGTATTACATAAAAGGAAACGCTTAGGTGACGAACCATTGTGCGATGGAATGTTCAAAGATGATCGGATTTTGAAAAAACAATATTTAATGATTGAACAAAGACAAAAAGAATATGATAATATTATCCAGAATTTAATCAATCCTGTTGGAAAAAGCGAAAAGGCGAATATTGCGAATGTCGGTAAGAGGGGGGTCAAACAAACGCGGAATAAAAAGAAGGTCATTGTTAATAATATGCGGAAAACGCGCACTCGGCGACGTCTTCGTACTTAGAGATAATGTCATATATATGATTAATAATATAATATAATTATATATATGAAGGATTTTTTAAAAACATTATTATGGCATGATCTATTGCCATTAGCATTGGCTGTATATTTTGGTACTGTTTTACAGGGATTTTTGGAGAGTTTGGTCAATCATATCTTAGTACCTTTATTTGATTATATTATGGCAATGATATTTGGAAAAATACATTTACATGATAAAGATATTATTAACTTACGTGAATTTACAACACAAACGATTACACTCATTATTGCTTGTATACTTATTTATTTTTGTGTCAAAATTATGATGAAATATGTTTAGCGAAAGTGAGAATTAGTTGGAATACTTTATTGTCGGGTCCAAATAATTGTTGAATATTCATAGCTATTTGGATGAATATATGGGTTACCTGTTGTACTGTCGTGTGTTGTCCATGTTATTGTATTATTTAAATCGTTTATTTCTTTTATTGTTTGTGTTACATCTGACCAAGTGAAATAAATATTCTTTACTCCACCTATGTCATTTTCTAATTTATGACCTGGCCATGTTCCTTCGCTTAAAGTGATTGTCATGTTATTTGCCGAATATCCCGGATATTCAACATGCCAACTTTCGCTATTTTTAACATTGAAGGTTTTTGAAATAGTACCTTTACTATATCCAGAGTGATGTTTGGCACGTTGGTGTGTGTGTCTATGATTCCTTACGCTGACTCCAGTGCTTGATACGAGCCCATTTCGTGTTGAGTTGTTTGATGTATTTGGATCTGTCCAAAACATTTATATGACTTATTGTGATATAATAATATTGGGTATCACTTATTCTATTTGATATTGTCCTGGTTTATTATTTGGTGTACTGTCCACCCCCCATATAGCCGTTTATTCTATATATCGACGCCAATTTGTTCCATATAATATGGTTTATGTAAGTATATTTACAACATAGGTATATATACTTATCCAGAAATGAGTGACATATCCAGAAATGAGTATGATATCCATTAGTCACTATCAACCCCACTTCGTGGGGTATTCTTTAAATAAAAAATAGTAAATATATAATACAAATTTATGTGAAATGTTTTGCGATTTTTTTGTGAGATTTATAAGGAAAATGAAAAAAATTGATTTATTTTTTCACGATATAAAGGTATGTATAAATCCACTTGTTATTTATACCAAGAACTTTAAAACGCATTTACGAACATGTCTACTACTGAGCAAACTACCAAGAGAAATTACACCAACTACAAGGTGTTTGGATTTTGGTTAGCTAAGTCGTTCAAGGATCAAGGAATCATTGACCAAACGGTTTATAATTCCTGGATTAAGACACAGGAGCTACATGGAACCAAGGAAGTCCAGGATGAATTCTACGGTAAGTTTTTCGAATCTATTCCCACTATTACTCAAGAACTCAAGGATTTGACGAAAGGCGAGAAGGAATCGAACAAAGAGGCCGAGAAGGCGGCAAAGATCGCAGAAAAAGAAGCTGCTAAGGCGGCAAAGATCGCAGAAAAAGAGGCTGCTAAGGCGGCAAAGATCGCAGAAAAAGAGGCTGCTAAGGAAGTAGCAAAGGCTGAGAGATTAGCTCAAAGAAAGGCTGCTAAGGAAGCAGCAAAGGCTGAGAAGAAGATAACAAAGGATGTCGAAAAGGTCGAGTCGACTATTGTTGCCGATAGTGACGATGAAAATACATCTATTAGACCAAATACTCCTGTATTGGATACAGAAGAGCCAAAGGTTGTTGTTGAAGAGGTCTCAGTTGTTGAAACAACAAAGATAATCGAAGCCGAAACAGACAAGCTTATGGACGGTCTACTTCAAGAGGTTTTGGCAGATTCAGCCGCGGAATTGTCAAAGGAAGAATATGTCGTAGATGTAGACGAAGCACTTTACTTAGAGGTCACTGATCCTAAGAAGAAGAAGACCATGTATATCAGACGTCCTGTACAAATCAATAACATTCTCTTCGCCGATACCGAGATGAAGGAGCAAATCAAGGGATTTTGTGTCTTAGCCGATGCCAAAGAAGTGAGCGATCCGATTTTCCAATACCAACGTGGTAAGAAAATCAAATAAAAAGATTAGTTAAAGTCCGAAATGACGTAAAACTAAAAGGACGGTCTATGTATTGTTATGATATTAAGGTGTGGTAAGTCATATTATATTAGTGAGTTATAATACACACGCACTTGGAGCATACATGGTTAGTCAAATAAAAGCATTAGTTAGATCTTATAATTTAAAAAACTTTTTTTCATCCCCCTTCGGGGGATTTTTCGAAGCATTCACAAAGAATATTAAAAATACCTTGATTTTTTTGACATTTTTTATAATATTATTATTTCTTTGAAAAAATCCCTGAAATAGAATTTTGAAAAATTTTTTTTGGACATTCTTAAAATTGTCCATTTTTGAAAAACACAAGAATGATTTTTGGGATTTTTCACCTTTTTTGATTTTCATAGGGTATATGAGTGAAAAGTGAAGGATTATAATTTTGGCATGAGACTATAATTTTGGCATGAGACTATAATTTTTTTTATAAAAATCCATCGTGGCGTATTTTGGCTTTTTTTGTTAGGAATTAATATAACAAAATCCTAACATGGAAAATGCCAAAAAAATCATGTGAAATATGTCACTTTAAATGCTGTAAAAAAATATTATGATGATCATTTGACCACTCGAAGGCATGAAATCCTAACAATTCCTAACAAAAAAAATGCCAAGGATTGTGTTACTTAATTCCGGAGTGAATGTGGTAAAATATATAAACATCGCTGTACATTATCGCCTAAGATTATGAAAAAGTTAGCACACTCTGCCACCTTAACACGTGAAGATATAGTTAAATAATCATTGTATGTCTTTGGCTTCATTTGTGTATTACCCCCTTCGGGGGTAGTGAACGGGTGGATAAACCCCCCGTCCAGAAATGAGTGACATATCCATATACGGGGATACTCCCCGTAGCCCCCTTTATAAACAAGTTTTTTATTGAATTAAATGAAATCTTTGTACATTGTTCAAAGAATGTGAAAATTAGGATAAAAAAATGTATTAATTTATATTATAAACCATTAATATACCAATGATAATTAATATTGATCCTATTAATTGATAATTAGTTAATTGTTCATTAAAATATATATAACCTAATATCATTGTCATTATTATTTGTAATGCCACGCGTACTATATTCATTATTCCCAATTCTATTTTCATTGAAATACTATAAAACAAAAATATTGTTCCTATCGCAAATAATATTGTTGTTAATATTATCGTCAATAATTTTCCGTTTATTTCTATATTTTTATTATCTATATACAAATATGACATCATTAATATTCCAAATAACCCACAAATTAATAAATAATATGCCACTAATACTCTATAATCTATCTTTGAATTTAAACATATTCTAGTATATATTTGTGCCATTGAATAAAAGAATGCTACACCGACTACTCCAAACAACCAATTCATTTATATAATTATATATTTTTTATTGAATATTCAAAGAATGTTAAAAATAAGATGAAAAATATAGATTATATTCACTATAGATCCATATCATTTTGATTAATGTTGTGCGTTAATGCCGTATAATTTCCATATTATTTGGATAATATGTATATACCCCCCCTTCGGGGGGTTAATAAGAAAAAGACTTATCCAGAAATGAGTGACATATCCATATACCAGGGACCATTGTCCCTTGGTCTAACCCTACTATAGAACAAGTTTTTTCATTGAATTAAATGAAATCTTTGTCAAATGTTCAAAGAAAATAAAAAATAGAATAAAAAAATTTATATTAAATTATATATGGCATTAAGTATTCAATCGTTGTTAATTATATTATCTAATAGTATAACATTGCCTACAAATATTATTTGTGATATGATTGATAATCCAGATGATGAGATTAATCAGTATTTTTTTAGAACACTTTATAGTCGTTGTATTAGGTATCAACGCCCCCTTCGGGGGGCTTAATAGAGTAAAAATTGATTGAATTATTTATATAAAATGATAATTATATAAATACGTATATAATGTCAAAACCAACAGCAATTAGTTTATTTTCAGGAATGGGAGGTGATACATTAGGTTTAACTCAAGCTGGATTTGATGTAATCGCATTTAATGAGTATGACAAAGCGGCAATTGAGTCACATATGGCTAATTTTCCAGAATCAAAATTAATCTGTGATCCATCACAAAAAAAGCCAAAAGATCGTAACGATATAACAAAAATACCGGACGCAATATTTGCGGAGTACAAAGATAAAGTCGATTTGATATTTGCGGGGCATCCTTGCCAGGGGTTCAGTCAGGGTGGAAAAAAATTGCCCGATGATCCAAGGAATACATTATTTCGAGAATTTGCCAGAGTTGCTAAGATTGTGCGTCCTAAGTTTATTATTGGGGAAAATGTTGATGGATTATTGAGTAGAAAGACTGCTACTGGGGAGAAATTTTTCGATGTTATTGTCAAAGAATTTAATGATTTGGGGTATGATATTTATCATCAGGTTTGTCATGCTGTTCAATATGGTGTGCCACAATTGAGAAAAAGGTTAATTTATGTTGGGGTTCGCAGTGATTTGGGCAAAACATTTCTGTTTCCTGATACTTTGAATGATGGTAAAAACAATTTACCGGATTTACGTGATATTGTTCAATTCTCAATGGAAGGCGCCATACAGATTTTTCCTGAGGATTTTGATATGACTACTATACCTAATGAATGTATTATTACTGATATGGAGAATCATGATTCACAATCCGAATATGTACATCCTTATTTAACTCTTAAAGCCAAAACTCGCAATGTTGAATATAATGGCGTTGTACATAATCAAACATTGTCATTTGCCAAAAGAGATTCACCCATTCATGCCGAAATTGTTGATATTAGATATCCTTCCAAAACTATTATATGCTCTTATGATCATCAACCCAGATTATTTATTCCTTTACGCAACGACAGAGGATTCTTTATTAGACCTTTCACTTCTCATGAACTTAAACAAATTCAAGGATTCCATAAACATTATTTACTACATGGAAACATTAAAGATCAAATCAAACAAATCGGAAATGCTGCTCCACCGACTCTTATTTATATTTTAGGGTAC